GAGGAAGGTTGTTAAACAATGCTTTATTTAATGGCAAACTATCGCCGTTCGGACAGGTAGAGATTAAAGACCTTGCTAGACAAAAATGTATAGGTCAAGTAGTAGTATTAGAATGGAAAAGAGCAGGTACTAGACTCTATAAATTAGAGATGTTACCTTCTTATCCTAATAAAAAAGATTTTTTGGATACTTTAGTCCATGAAATGGTACACTTGTACCAAATGCAAAACCTAGGTGATACAGGAAACCACAATGACATATTCTGGTCCTTTGAACCTAAAGTCAATTATATTGGCTTAAGATTATAAAAGAAAGATATATTATGGACGTGTGGTTAAAAAATCAAATCAAAGTCGGTGTTAAAAAGATTGTTAGTTGTGACAACAAAACATGGCACAATTATTATACAGGACATCTACATAAGGATATATTAGAGAACTATCCTGGTAAAACATCAAAGAAGATATTTAAACAATATAGAGAGTTGCAAGACTCTGGTGAATATGTATTCACGCAAAAGAAATTTAGTAGTCACGGTTATGAATATTATGTAAGGAGGTCAAATTGAAACTATTGAAACAACACAAAGACATTTTAAACGAACTAATTAAAGGTAAAGGTTATTTTAAAACACCTACGGTACCTAAAGACCATACAGATAAGAAAGGCATAATGGACCTGTTAGTGACATTATATCTTCAAGGTCTTCTAACTTTTCAAAGACAATATGATGTGCCACTTATCGGGCCATCAAATGAACATAAGGTTAGATTTAAATGGTATGATGTTATGATTGATAAAAAGAAGTCAGTAAAAGACTTGAAGAAGGTAGTTAAAGATGGCAAAATTTAATTGGCATAATTTAGCGAATAAGGCTTGGTTTTATACTAAGGTCTTTTTTGCAGTAATGGCTTTGATGACAGCAACCTATTGGTGGGGTACAAATAATCCTAACAAATCGGCAAAAGCAAAGGTTAATTTAGAACTTGACATATTTTATATGAATCAAATTAAGGCAATGGATTTACAAGAACCTGAATTTACATATAGTAATGATATTCAATTTGTAAGGGCAATGCACAAATGTATTAATTTTATAAATTTTACGTTGCCTAAAGATAAGAGAGTACCATATGAGATGATTATAGGTCAGGCAGCATTAGAGTCTGCTTGGGGTCAATCAAGGTTTGCTACCGAAGGTAACAATCTATTTGGTATAAGAACATTTAACAAAGAAACAATACATCTATTACCACAAGGTGTCACAAAGTGGCCTGGTTGGGGTGTAAAAGTATTTGCCAGTAAATGTGATAGTGTTAATTATTATATTGATCTATTAAACAATCACTCTGCCTATAAAGAGTTTAGAGAATTAAGAGCAAGTATGCTAACAAAGAATGAGCAACTTGACGCATTAAAACTTATTAAAAAATTAGATAAATTTTCTACAACTAAAGACTATGATAAAAGAGTTGCTAGAATGATATTTAAAATAAGAAAACTAGAGGAGAAATAATGACAGCACAATATGGAATAGGAATGTTTTTGTTTGGTATGACAATTACTATGATAGGTTTTACAATTGTTTTTTTAGTGATTAATTATAATCAAAAACAAGAACGAAAAAAACAAATTAAAGAAACAGGTCCTTTGCAAGATTTATATAAGATCATGCCAGGTGTTCAATATGGAGATGATTGTCAATGAGTTTATCAAAACAGAATAGAACTATAATAACAATAGGTGAGAATAAACAAAAGATGACTCGTAAGGTTGATACCTATGAATATGAGTCACTTGCAGAATGTATAAGAAGTGATCAAGTACCTGCTAGTGAAATTGTAGAAATATTTACAGATAAAACTTTCTACAAATGGTACAAAAAAAAGTATTTAACAAATAAATAATACATGTTCTTAACACTACTGACATTTATAAGTGCAATAAGCATATCAGTAATAGCTGCTGGGTATTCTATACTTGGTTTAGCAACATTATTTGCTGGTGCGTTTATACCTATTGTTGCAATGGGTACTGCTTTAGAAGTAGGTAAATTAGTTGCAGCCTCATGGTTGTATCATAATTGGCGTGCAAATATACCTAGACTTTTAAAAGCATATCTATTCTCAGCAATCATAATTTTAATATTCATAACATCAATGGGTATCTTTGGTTTCTTATCTAAGGCACACCTAGATCAAGTTAAACCTACTTCAGGTAATAATATAAAAATAGAATTGATTGATAAACAAATATCACAACAAAATTTAATTATTGAAAGAGCACAGAGTACCATAACGCTTTTAGATAAAGCACTTGAAGTTTATATTGATAAAGAATATGTGACTAGAGGATTAAAAGAACGTAAGAAACAAGAAGAAGAACGTAATGCTTTAAATGAAGCAATTAATAGTGCTAGTGATAAGATTGCTGAACTTACAAATAAAAAAGCAAGTTTACAATTAGAACAAGACAAAATTGAAGCAGAGGTAGGACCTATCAAGTATATTGCTGAACTCATATATGGTGATGAGGCAAAACAATATTTTGATCATGCTGTTAGAATTGTTATATTAATACTCATATTTGTATTTGACCCACTTGCAGTATTGCTATTGATTGCTGCTAACATATCATTAAGACAATGGAAGAGTAAAAAAGAATATGCTAAAACATCTAAAAAAAGAGATTTAGAAAAACGAATCGAAGCACTTCAAAAATCAAATAAGAAATTAAAAGGTTATAAGGGCCTAGTCAAAGAATTTGGTGATGATCCAGATGAAATAAGACTAAAACTTAATCAAATATACGACTGGAATGAGAAAAAATAGTGCTTGACTAGATATATAAAAAATGATATAATGATAGATACAATGACAAAAAATGATATAGATAGAGTAAAAGGTCGTAAAATCAAAAGACTAGAGAATTTAGCAAAGGCATGTGCTGACGCTAAAGATGATGATATGAAAAAAATGTGGTTTGATAAACTAATTGATCTTGCTAAAAAATATGATATGAGAGATTATGTAATGAGAAGGTTAGTACACTAATGAATATATTTTATGTAGATAGAGATCCAGTCAAAGCGGCTCAGATGATGTGTGATAAACATATTGTTAAAATGATATTAGAGTCTGCTCAAATGTTATGTACTGCTAAAAGAGTATTAGACGGTACACCATATGAAGACAAAACTAAAAATGGTCGTAAGATTAAAAGATGGCGACTAGAAAATCCTAACGAAGAAGCAATCATTTACAAAGCAGGTTGGTTAAGACACCCTAGTACACAATGGGTTATTAAGTCTGCTTACAATTACATATGGTTATATAAACACATGATGGCGATGAATGGTGAATATAAGTCAAGGTACAATCATACAAAAGACCATCTTGCTGTACAGAAATTAGGTGAGTTGTTAAAACAACCACCAAAGAATATTAACATCAAAGCATTAGCGACAGACGCTACACCAGCAATGCCAGACGAGTGTATTGTGCCAGGTGATTCAGTTGCGTCTTATCGTAAATACTATATAATGAAAAAAGTTAGATTTGCAACATGGAAGGCACCATCAAAAATGCCACAATGGTTCAAAGAAGGAGTACAAAATGGCGTTAACATTTAAACCGTTAAGTGATAATGTTCTTATAGATTATGAGGACAAAGATGAAGAAAAAACAAAAGGTGGTATAATTATGACCACTAGAGAAAGACCTCAACAAGGTATTGCTGTCGCAGTAGGACCTGGTAAGAAATCAACCACTGGTGAGAGATTAACAATGACAGTTAAAGTAGGTGACGAAGTTAAGTTTGCTGCTTTTGCAGGTAAAGAAATTAAAGTTGATGATAAAGAATATTTCTTAATGCCTGAAACAGATATACAAGGTATCATAGATAAATAAAATGTTTAAAGGGATTAAAAAAAAAATTGATAGTATATTTAAAACTAATCCTATGGCAAAAGATGTTAGAACACCAAAGTATAAACCAAGAGTAGTACAACCTAAAAAAGGTAAGGGGAGTTTTAAGAGAATAAAATGAACAAAGAAAAGATATTTGAAAGAAATCCTAATACAGGCGTTATAAGATGGCGTTATGTAGGTGAGTCACACGAAAAGTTTGGGTGGCCTAATTATGGTAGAATACTAAATGAAAAAAATAATAGATCCAAAAAATCCCGAAACAGTAGGAAGTAGTTTATTAAATTTAGGCAATCATGTATTGATTGTAGGGTTTATTTTATGCTTACTTTTTGTTGTTTATGCGAGTTATAAATAATAATATGATAGATTTTATACAAAAGAATATGAACTTCCTTAATGATATTCAAGCATATCATTGGGGTACAAAGTCATATGCTGAACACGAAGCACTAGGTGAGTTTTATACAAAGTTTAATGAACTGAATGATAGGTTTGTTGAAACTTATCAAGGTAAAACACATGAAAGAATAACCTTTAGTGCTGAGTTGCGACCAGGTATTAGAAACTATGCTGATAATGCTGATGTCTGTTCAGAGGTATGTAAAACCTCAGACAGAATAAATGCAGCTGCAAAAGAAATACATGGTCAAATTGATTTAGAAAGCATACTAGAAGATATGCTAGAAACCACAAGTCAATTGTGCTATCACTTAACCCTAAAATAAATGCCCTTTTACACATTTGAAAATAAAAAAACTGGTAAAGTTTATGATGAGATGATGTCAATATCAGAGATGGAGAGTTATCTTAAAAAGAATAAACATATTAAACAACAAGTACATACAGTTAATATTGTTGGTGGCATACAAGGTATAACACATAAGAATGACCAAGGGTTTAAAGAAGTATTAAGTAAAGTTGCAGAAGCACATCCAAGAAGTGCTCTTGCAAAAGAACACAGAAAACGTACTATTAAAGAGGTACAAACAGAGAGGGTGATAAAAAAACATGTCGCTAAACGACTTGCAAAATCTAAATAATAAAGTAGAGCAGAGCGAGCAACTGAAACGCAACGGTCGTAAACCAGAGTCGAGTAAGTCAATCCGCTCATTGTTTGAAAGGGCAGGAAAAACCTGCTATCAGGTCCTGCCCTTTTTATTTGCAGGACTTCTATTATCAAATTGTACAATGAAAGACTACAATTTTAACCCTTATTCAACAATAGTAAATCAAGTAATTAAAACCCAATTTACAAAGGAGGAAACTAATGAGTGATATGCCAGATTTTATGCGTGAGTTTGATACTAATACAGATTATGGTTTTACTCCTGTGTCAACTAAACCATCAGAGGAAACTACAAAACCTGCTGTTGGTAAAGAAGATTTAAATACTACTAACCTAGAAATATCAAAAGTAAAAAGTGATGTGTCATCAATTAAAACAATGATGAGCGAAGTTATGCAAATTGTATCTGAACGGGAAAGTGTGAACAAGGAGATACAGGACGCAGAAGCAGAAAAAAGATTTAAAGAGATTGAAAAGATTATGTTACCATTTTTATATAATCTTTCAAAGTCTAATGAACCTTATATACATTGGCCTAACAGAGGACCAATCATCAAGGCTCAGATGGACAAATTACTAAAACTAACAAGAGGATAATATGAAACTATCTAACAACTTTTCGCTAGCAGAAATGATCAAAAGTCAGACAGCTGAGCGTAAAGGAATTAATAATAATCCTAATGAAGACAACATAGAAAACTTACAAAGATTATGTGACCATGTATTGCAGCCGATTAGAGATCATTTTGGTAAAGTAGTTTCTATTTCATCAGGATTTAGATCACCAGATTTATGTGTAGCAATTGGCTCAAGCACGACTTCACAGCATGCTTCAGGCCAGGCTGCTGACTTTGAAATCTATGGATTGTCAAATAAAGAATTAGCAGACTATATCGCTGACAACCTAGACTTTGACCAACTTATATTAGAGTTTTGGAAACCAGAAGAACCAAATAGCGGTTGGGTCCATTGTTCTTATAAGAACGCAGATGATAATAGAAAACAATATTTGAGAGCAATTAAAGGATCAGACGGCAGAACTTCTTATCAAAAGGAGTATAGTGCAGAAAAAGGCCCTACAACAGATGATGTTAACGATTCGTTAATGAATTGAAGGTCAACCTAGTAATTAAACGCTTGACACAAGCCGATTTTTGTGTTAAGATGTAGCTATATAATAAGGAAGGTATATTATGTTTAAACATGTAAAATTAAATGAATCTGTTTTGCCTAAAAGTCTAGGCGTGAAAGGTAAGAACCAACACGGTATAAGATATTATACCATTGATGGTGTTAATATGCCTTCCGTGACTTCTATTCTTGGTGACATACCAGAAAGAAAAGCAAAAATAATGGGATGGCGTAAAGCAGTTGGCGAACAAATGGCTAACTACATCTCTGTGACCTCAACAAACAGAGGTAAATCAACCCACAAATTAATTGAGAATCATCTTAATAATGAAGATGACAAGAACGTAGGTGTAACCAACGTAGTTGCCCTAGGTCTATTCAGACTAATCAAACCATATCTAGCACGAATTGAAAATATTAATTGCTTAGAAGAATACCTATATTCAAAAGAGATAGGTGTTGCAGGTCAGGTCGATTGTGTCGCAGAGTACAAAGGTAAACTATCTATCATAGATTTTAAGACCTCTACAAAAAGACGTGACGCAGATTACAATTATGGTAACTTCTTACAATGTTCAGCATATGCTAAAATGTTTGAAGAAATGTATCCTGATAAGAAGATTGAGCAAACTGTTGTATTAGCAACGTGTGAAAGTGGTGAAGTACAAGAGTGGTTACATACCGAAGACAAGATCAAAGAACACCAAGAGCTATTCTATAAGCACACACAAGAGTTTTTAGAAAGACATAAAGAAAATTTAGTAGAAATAACTAAATAGTTATGAATGAAAAAACTATTTCTTATCCTAACTTTCTTACTAACTAGCGTAGTATTCGCCGAAGAGACAGACTCAGATATTGAAAAATATAATTTTTACTGGAATCAAGTGCCAGTTGTTTGTGCAGCTCCTGAAGAAATAGATCGTTGGGCAAGAGATAAAGGTTTTATGCCTTTGAGTATTAGTTATGGTAGAGCAAATGGTCAACCTGATGGTGAGATAGTTTATATTGTAACCTATTATCTACAACAACAAACAGCAGAAACATTTGCTACAGTAAGCACACCCACAGATCCAGATGTCTGTATAGTTTTTAGAACTTTCAATCTACTTCTTAATCCTAATATTATGAAGGAAAAAGGCTTGACATTATAGCACAATCTGATATAATATATTAATAAAGTGAGGTAATTATGAGTGAAAATTTTGACCAAGATACACATGAGCATGATATGACTTATGAGAATGAGCAATCTACGGTAACAATACCATTAAGAGAATACGACAAATTAAAAGAACAAGGTCAGTACATAACAGACCCGAGTCTAATTTCTATAATAGATAAAATAGAAGAACTAACAAGAGCATTAAGAAAACACATAGTTAGAAAACTATAATGTTAATGAATAGTAAAAAGTTTGCCATGACCATAGAGGCAATGGTAAGAGAGAAAAAAATACCATATATGGATGCTGTCTTAAAATTTTGTGAAGAAAATGACATAGACACAGCAAGTGTTGGACCATTAATAAACAAATCTCTAAAAGAAAAATTACAATTAGAAGCAGAGAAGTTGAACTTGATAGAGAAGTCAAGTACAGCTATCCTACCTTTATGACAAGTTATGAAGCATACACACTATACCTTGCTATTAAGTTGCATTTTACCACACCTAATTATGACTATTTCAAACATAATGCTAAAGTAAATTCTAGTCTAAATGCTTTTCTAAAACGTAATGATAGATTTTTCTTTCATAAACTAGCAACTAAATATGGTATTAACTTAATAGATTACTATGTAAGTAATTTTGCTAACAAACCAAAAGTATGGGTAGGAGATTTAGTAAGAGCAGATGGAGACACAATTTATAACAAGTGGAAAAAATATAATGAATCTTTGTCGTACAATTTTAGAAGCGATTGCAATGTTATTGCTAATGTCATCAGCAATAATAATATTCGTTTTGATGATGTCTTCAGCGTGGTTGATGGACAACATCCTAGAATGCTACGATTATTATTGTCGGGAAAAATCTCAATACAATCGTTCATCATCTTTGACAAGATTCTGTCGTTTGTTAATCGTTGGGATAAAGAAATCAAAGAGACTATTATATGGCCTGAAAAGTCATTTAAGATTGCCA